ATTTCTACATAACCAGGCTGCCTTAGCCACACAACGAAGGTTACAGTATCAGGGTTTGCAGATGGTTGTCTTACCCATTCGAGCCACAACCAGAGAAACTATAAGAGGGCACTGGGTTTGAGTCTTTTAAAATAACGATTCATGTGGCTGTATAGTTGACCTATTGTGTACGAATACCGTACGTTTTTGAGATTTTTCATCGGCGAGTTTTTATTCAGACCCAGTGTAAGTGAAAAAGGTGATTTTAAGGCGGGAATTGCACTGGGTTTGCGAAATTTCTAAAAAAGCGGTGTTTTGATGGTGTTAAATAGGTAAAAAGTTCTTTATTAAACAGGACTTAAACGATTTTAAACGGAGTATTTTTTGCCAAGGCGCCACAATTCGGGCACATAAATTTACCCCAATTCCAGATTATAAATATTAACCCAGGGATAAAGAAGACCACCAGAAGTAGAATGGTTATAAATTGAGGTCTATTGTAACTTCCAAGCCATGTTTTCATATCTCCTTCATACTGGCAAACTAAACATTTTCTCTTTCCTTTTCTCCCTAACATAATATTTACCCTCCCTTCTTAGCCTTTTTTTCCTCCATTAACTCCCTAAATAACTTCTCTTTTTCCAAAAAGCGGAGCACCTCCCGGAGATCGGGATCATCCATCTCCTCTAACATTTCAACAATCTTCCCTATCGTTGGGTTGGCAGTATATATCCCTTTCCCTGAATCTGCAACATAAAATTTTTCACCACCCGGCCCCGGCCCCGGCCCCGGCCCCGGAGCCTCTTTTTCCATCTCTCCTTCGCCGGTGAGAAGCCAGCGTAAATTAATATTAAAAACTCGCAATAACGATATTAAAAGGTTACTACCTGGAGTAGTTTTGCCTGATTCAATTTCAGAAATATACCCGCCGGCGGTTCCTAAGCTTTTAGCAAATGCTTTTTGGGTAAGAGATTGAGCTATTCTAAACTTTTTCAATCTATCCCCCAATATTTTTTTCGATATATCTATTTTTTTTCTTGACATGTTTAGTAATTGCGATTATATTGGTTTTAAGAGTTAAGCAAGCTTACATCACAAGGAGAATAAATGCAAAAGCTAAAACAGATTATTTTTAAGGCTCTTGCCCGGAACCTTGCTCCGTACTTAGTGAAAGACCCAGATTTTCTTCAAGGATTTGAAGCAAAGCTTCGTCGTCTATGGCAGTGGCAAGGTCACGGAGATAGTGAATTCCAGAAAGAGCTGACTTTTTCACGGCTTCATGAACGCTTTCACAAGGATCGAAAGGAAGGGTAAGTTTTATAGACACGTGCTTTCCTTTCAAGCTCTGTCCATCTGAGAAAGCAAGGCAGAACTCAGCATAATATCCATCGGCACCGAGTAGAATTTTGGTGAACTCAAAGTTGAAAATTTTAACCATAATCAACATCTCCTTAAATATGAGGGAGTCCAATGACAGAAAAGGAAATCAAAATACTCATGATCCGCAAGGACGTAAGAGCCGTCGATATCGCCAGGAAAATAAACGTCCATCGTTCATGGATAACAAACGTGATTAAAGGGCGTCGCCCCACCAGGCGAATTCAGCAAGCGATTGCCGATGCCCTGAATAAACCGGTTGAAAAGCTTTTCCCCTCATATAAGAAAGCGGCGTAACCCATGCAAACAGAAATAATCCCCAGGGATCAACGGTTTTTCCCCTTTCTGTTCCAGCAGGTACATCTCAAGGAATCGTGCTGGATAGAGAACACACCATACTTCACCCGCAGGGCGATCGGCGAGTGGCTGGAGTATCAACATCCGCAAAAACGTATTGATGGGATTATAGGTAAAAATCCTCATATTAATCAATTTTCAGTGCCCCTCAAATTGAGGGCAACTGACGGCAAAGAATATGACCAACATATTTACAACCCCATCGGTCTGCAGCTCATCGTTTTTGAATCACACCAGCCGAAGGCTAAGGCCTACAAGATAGCCGTTGCTAACCTTGTCTGGGCGTTCATGCAGGGGCGGCTGTCCATGCCGAACGATGCAATTCCCCCTGGGCTCATGGACATTGCCCTGATTCCCCAACACACAAAGGAAAGAACGTCTGCATATAAAGCGCTTGCCAGGGACCTGAACGTCAACATATCTACTGCCAGGCGGTATGTCAAGCGGTGTGAAAACAACGCACCGTTCCCGCGCAAGCCCATGATGAGAGGGTACACGTGGGGCAAAAACAAAGAGCTCAGGATGCGGGTTGAGCGGATACATAAACAACTCCGTAAGATGAAGAAGAAAGACATAGCCCTCATGACCGGTGTGCCCATAAGTACGGTATCCCGGTGGCTGAGGAAACCTAAAAAGGCCGCATAAGGAGAATACATGGACGATCCTATATTTAAACAGCTTGTAGCACTAATGAAAGACCTCGGTAAGGCCATGAAAGATATTGAGGAAATTCTCGACGATCTTCGGCCGATCCCCATTATTGATTTAAAGGAGTGGGGTCTCGAACGAGGATCTAATAATCCAGCTGACCTTGATTAAAACACCCCCTAACAGCCGAAAGGGGACCGTTAGATCATTTCAGGGGTGGCGTGATCATGGTTCCGGGCTGTTAGGGGACTCTATAATTTTTTTTGAGCGGTGTCAATGTCTAAGTTAAAGGGTAAAATAGACGAAAAGAATGACCGGCAGCTAAGCCTTTTTGACCTGCTGATTGAAGCCCAGAAGGACAATACAGCACCCAGGGCAGGAAGCCTGGATATAGACACCGAGCTAAGGCATAAGATAACGAACGAGCTGAAAAAATGCCCATACTCACGCTATCATATAGCTGGCAGGATGAGCGAGCTTACCGGTGTTGAGATTACCAAGACCATGTTAGATAGCTGGACTGCGGAGAGCAAAGAACTCCACCGTTTTCCGGCTATTTTTTTACCTGCTTTCTGTATTGCCGTGGGAAGCTCGTGGCTTATGAATTTCCTGGGAAGGAAGGCAGGAGTCTTTGTGCTTCCAGGCAAGGAGGCCCTGCGGGCTGAGATACAAAAGCTGATCGAGGAGCGGGAGAGGATCAACAGGGCGGTTAAGAAAAGGAAGGCGCTTCTTGACAACCTGGAGAATGATTTTTGAGGGGGGGGGATGACAGTTTTTTGGTTCCGCATTATTGGCAAAATGCGGAACCAAATGCGGAACCAAAAAAATAGCTAAAAACCCTCTAATCTTTTTAATCTTAATCAATGACATCACTAGTTTTCAAGGGTTCAATAAAAATAAAGGCAAATTTTTAATGCGGAACCACGAAAATGACAAAAAAACAGAAAGACAGAAAGGGAGTGGGACAAAATGTCATCATATACTTTAGGATATGCATCTGGTCTTTTAGGGATTAGCAAAGAGACCTTGAGAAAATGGATAAAAAAAGGATTCATCCGAGGAGATAAAGGATACTCGTGTAGACGTGTTTGTAAACAGATAAGGACTCAAAAATGGTTATATCTTATCTCTGAGGAAGAAATTAAAAGGGTTGTGGAAAAGTTGGGAAAAATTTCTCCCTTTAAATTGAAACAGAAAGAAATAGCCGAAGTCACCCTTAAATTTTTATCCTTAATTAGAGAGCACAAAAAAGAGATAGAAAGACTCGAAAAAGACCTAGATAAACAGATTACGGAAATTTTATTGAGATAGGAAGGGCTTGCTATGGATGATAATCGCCATAAAAACGTTGCAGATACTGCCGCAATATTAGGAATAAGCGAACGTGCAGTTAGAAAAAAAATCAAATCCGGAGAGTTGAGGGCAGAAAAGCATCCCATAAACAAAGCGCCGGGCTGGGAGTGGCAAATTGACAGTGCTTCTTTCTCGACCGAAGCAAAAGCGAAGCATGCCCTGACGCAAAAATCAGAAAACACCCCCCTACCCTTTGAAAACGATTCCGATATCGACTCCTTCGAAGATCAGCCACTGTATAAAAAACAGGAAGCCGAGTGGTGGCTCTCTGTGATCAGGGAGTTCGGAGGCTATTCTAAAAAACAGGGCAGAAGGAAAAGGATGCAGGCGTTGAAGTCATTCATAATCAGGTATCGGGTCGAGCATCCCGATGAAAGACAATTCTCCTGGCAAACTCTGATGCGAAAAATAAGGCAGTTTCACGAGCACGGTCTACCTGGCCTGGTCAATGGTTACGGGGTGGCTCAGAGGTTCGCTCCATTCTCGGATGAAGCCTGGGCCTGGGTGAAGGAGAAGTTTCTGAACATCAACCAGCCGACAGCAGACTGGTGTTATAGCGAGCTGATGCTGGAATCGAAAGGAAAAAACTGGGAGATCCCATCGAAGGGGACCGTACTCCGATCCCTCAGACAACTCCCTTATGAAGACAAGGTCTTTTTCCGCGAGGGTGAGAAAAAATGGCGGGAGAAATGCCTGCCGTCTATCCTCAGAGACTATGAGTCTATGACTCCGGGAGAGGTGTTCGTGGCAGACCATGCACAGATCAACGTGGCGGTAAAACACCCTTCGGGCCGCACGATCTTCCCCTGGTTTACAGGCTGGGTAGATATGCGGACAAGGAAGATACTCGGCTGGAAGCTGGCGGACACACCATCGTCTGACACGATAAACATATCTCTAAAGCATACCATTGAGAAATACGGAGTTCCTGAGCACGCGATCATTGACAACGGCAGAGACTTTTCAAGCCTGCACTTCACAGGCGGGCAGAAAAACAGGTTCAGATTCAAGGTGAACGAGGGAGAGGTCAGGGGAATCTATCATCTGCTAAACATCGAGGCGCATTTCTGTATACCGGCAAACGCCAGGGCGAAGAATATCGAGCGCTGGTTCTGGACGCAGGAGATGCAGTTTCAAACGGCCTTCCCCACCTACAGGGGAAACAATGTGGTCAACAGACCACAGGATGTGGATAAGAGAATAAAAAACGGCAAAGACGTCCTCGATTGGGCGGAGTTCGAGGAGTGTATTAGTAATTATATAGAGAGATACAATCAGGATCATGTTCACAGGGGGCATGGGATGGAGGGGAGATCTCCTAACCTGGTATGGAATGAGTATTTCGAAAAACATTCTTTGCGCAGGGTATCGCCGGCATCTCTCCGCCTCCTGATGATGAAGGCTTCAAAGCCGGTGAAGGTCGGCAGGTTCGGCATCACGGCGTTCGGAGCATACTACCGGAGCGATGCACTGATGGATCATATCGGAGAGCATGTTGTTTACCGGCATGACCCTAAAAATCTGGCAGAGATCCACATATATACTAAAGACTGGGCATATCTCTGTCAGGCGGAGCAGGTAAATCGCACAGCATGGGACGATGAAGAGGCATACCTGGAGATGAGACTCCTGGAAAAGAAGAGAAAGCGTGCTCTCAAGGCAGAGAGGGAGGCATCGGAAGGACTGGCGACAGTCGAATTCGGATATCAGATGCGGGAACCTTCGGGAGACAATCCAGACAAACCCGCGGACCTAATCAGGCTATTAAAAACGCCCCTGGACGGCGTACAAAAACAGATTGATGCCGAAGAAAAGGTTGCGGCTCAGGGAGGCAGCAGAGATATCATCGAGGCATTCAAGGCAAAGATTTCAAGGGACCTGGAAGAGAGAAACAAAAAGACGAACGAGAGACATCCTTTTTTTGACAGATATTCATTGGAAGCAAACAGAAAGGAGCAATAAATGAAGGCTCAAACAGCGTTAAAAGAGGCATTAAAAGATGATTTAGTGTCCATTAAAGAGGTGGATCCTAATGAATACGACGATGCCCTGCATGAGAGGTTCCTTATATGGAGGGATCACAGTGGCAACTCGAACCGCAGGATTGCAGGGATGCTCGCCAGGAGCGAGGCGGCAATATCTCAGTATATCAACAAAAAATATGTCGGAGATCTGCCGAGACTGGAGAAAGCAATTACAACACTTCTGCGCAGAGAAGAGGACTATGAGTTTGTCTCCCGGCCGAAGGTATTTTGCAGTACTCTGCCAGCGAAACTGATCTGGGAGGTGCTTCAATTCTGTGACAAAGGCTGTGAGATGGGGCTGGTCGTAGGGCCGGCAGGTATCGGGAAAACCCAGACATGCAATGAGTATAAAAGAGCGAATTCTCAATCGGTACTGGTGACTGCGGATATAGCCACCAGATCGGTCGGGACGATACTCAGGATGATAGCCAAACGGGTCGGGGGCACTCCTCACGGTATGGGGTCAAGCAGCGCTTTATTGCACGCAATTATAGATCGAATGAAACACTCCCGCCGGCTCATCATAATAGATGAGGCTCATTTTTTAACCTGGGAAGCCTTTGAGGTCCTCCGGAAAATCCACGACTGCGCTGAAGTCGGCGTTGTCTATGTAGGCATGGAACGGACCTACAGCCAGATGAAGGGGACAGACAACCGGGCATACCTCTATGATCAGATATACTCCAGGATCTCGATCAAGCGAAACGATATCCACATTGAGAGGGATGATGTCAAAACGATAGCCGAGTCGCTTTCCCCGGGATTGGGGAAAGACTGTATTGATTATTTATTCCGAAAGGCCCAGGGCAAGGGTAAATTCAGGACAGTACAGAAACTATTGCAGGTTGCGGACACGATGAGAGTAGAGCACAAAAGGCCGATAGACGTCGAAGTTCTGAAAATGGCGGATCAGTTTTTGATGGTGTAGTGAAGCTTTTGATTCCGGGGACAAGTACATGTCCCCATACAGGAGGGAACGATGAACAAAGTATTAGATATAGACGATTTAATAGATGTTCTTTTTTCGAAGAACAAGACATTCGACAGGATTGGGCTGGGTTTTGCTTTGGTTGTGATGGGCATCGGCCTGGGCTATGCCTGGGCGTATATAGTGTTTCATTAATTTACAGAGGCACAAAGCGGCAAAGGCACATAGGCACAGAGCAAGAGGATGCATTATGAAACAACACTGCATGGATCCTATAGCATTGGAAAACATCCACAATGATTGCCAGTTAAGCCAGTTCTATCTGAAAACTCTGAAGAAGAGGAAGGTGTTCCTGGAAAAAGCTAAGCGAGGAGACGCCGGCGCGGCCGACATTCTGATGCAAAAATACCATTGCAAGGTGTGGACGTGGGAGGAGTTGAGGAATGGGCAGAAAAGAGAAAGCTAAACAAATGTTTCTGCGGATTGCAGGAATATATCTGGGTTTGGCGATAGGTTGGTGTCTGAAGGAGGGCAGGATTATAGAGGTATGGGCGGGCATAATTCTCGTGGTAGGCGTTTGTATAGGCTATGAAATGTCAGACGCAAAACGGCGGAACAGGGGGGGGCACGATGAAAAGACTGATGATGCTCAAAAAAAGGATTAAGGGGCAGGAATTTCAGGAGGTAGATATGTCCCTGGCAAAGGGAGCGATCAGAAAAGAGAAAAACAAGGGAATGTCGGTCAGGGAGACGACGAGGATACATGCGCTGACAGGTGTGCCGTGGGATGTTGTGAACAGAGAGATGGAGGAAGGGATATGACAATGGACGAGAAGGAAATTAGCATGAGAAACGTTGATTGCAAAAAGCACTCTGAATGTCTAGCCCATGCCGCAAAGAAGAATAAGGGTTTTAAATGCGTGAATTGCAAGGATATGAGCAATTATTTGAAACCGGAAAAATTGGAAGCCACAAAAACAGAAGAAATCAATATCATAAATATCTATAAGGTTGAGATATTGACTGTCCTTTCTAGGCACATCGGGAAAGAGCGGGCGATCGGGATGGCAGAACTGCATGAGGAGGCATTCGGGGAACCGTGGGAAAACAGAATCAATGACACGCGAAAACTGAGAAAAATCGTGACATTGCTCAGAAAAGATGGTGTGGCAATATGTTCGGACTCAAGCAATCAAGGCGGCGGGTATTATCTGGCATCCGCAGGATCGGAGCTGGAACATTATCTCGGAAATCTCAGGAGACGGGCATTGACAGTACTGTTCATGGAATCAAAGATCAGGAGGATAGGCCTGCCGGAGTTGCTGGGGCAGATGCAGATGAATCTAACAACTTAGGCACAAAGTGACAAAGGCACATAGGCACAGAGTAACACCGTAATCAGCGGTGGCGGTAAGCCATCCGCTGGATTGAGTGGTTAAGGGGATACAAAAATGGATAAATATCTGGAAGAATGTGCAGATCTTACGCTGCGGAACATCAAATATACTGCGGATAGGATCACCAATCTTGAACAACAAGCAGAGACAGAAATGGCTGCGATCAGGGAGAAATACAAAACAGAAATCGAGCTGCTGAAATGGGAGTTTGATTGCCTCGACAAAGAGATCGTTTTTCTGATGAAGCAGAATGCGGGACCGCTTTTTGATGGCAGGGATAAAATCAGCCTGGTAAATGGGATCCTAATTTTTGCAAAGGAATCAAAGGTATCGTTGCCCAAAGACGCGCTAAGCAGGCTTGAGAAAGCCGGTTTTACAGAAGGAATAAAAATCTCAAAATCTGTTGACAGAGGAGCAATCGCCAAATGGACAGACGAACGGTTGTTTATTATTGGCGCATCGAGGAAATTGATTCAAAAATTCGCATATGAGATCAAAGATGAATAGAATTTTCTTGACATCTCCAAAAGAGACTTGTATGTTAAAAGGGTCAAACCACGAGGCGGCAAATGCCCCCGTCTGGGCGTTTTTTGTTGCCAAAAACAATTTCCCAAGACTCCCCGTTACCGTGAGGGCGGGGGCGCTTCCTTGTGGGCGTGACAGGTCTTGGGATTTTTATTTTCGGGGAGTTGAAGGAAAGTCTAAACACAAGGAGATGTCAAATGGGAGAAGGAAAGAAGAAAGGACGGGATGAGCCAAAGGAGTCAATTAAAGAGTTACGAAGCGACATTAAAACCCATCAAAGGATTCTTGAACTGCAAGCCAGGCTCTTTCTTATGGCATCGGCATTTGAGGTGCAGTTCGGAAGTAAGGACGTTGCAGCTATCGGCTGGTTGTTAATAAGATACTGCGAACACCAGGACAGATTATTAGGGGGGAGAATATGAAAAAAATCAAGGTAAGGATTGAAGGGATTAGTCCACTGCTCCAACATCGTTTCCCTGAAGAAGATGCAGAGACAGAAATAAAAACCAAGAATCGGCAAAACAACGAAGCCGATGTAGAAAAATCGCTGTACAGGCTGCCTGATGGCACGATCTATCAACCGGCAACTCACATTATTTCAGCTCTCAAAAGGGGTGGAGTTAAATTTCAGATTAAAGGGAGCGGTAAGCAAACTTACAAAAACATTATCGGGTCAGGGGCTGTCACCATCGAGCCGGATGCTATCCCCCATAAGAATCAAAATTGGGAGGTTGATTCGAGGCCTGTGGTAAACCCAAGTACCCGAGGTAGGGTGATCAGAAAGCGGCCGGTATTGAAAAACTGGTCATTGCAGTTTGTCTTTGATGTTGATGAAGATGAAATCCCCATAGCTGTTTTAAAAGAAATATTGGATCGTACTGGCAGATCTGTAGGTATCGGCGATTTCAGGCCTGAGAAAGGCGGCCCATTCGGGAGATTTCTGGTAAGCGAATTTAAAGAGATAAGATAATTTATTAGACGATGCGCGGCATGGCAAGGCATGGAGCGGCAAGCTAGGGCGTGGTGAGGCAGGGCAGGGCAAGGCAAGGATAAAGACAGGGGAAAGATGATGCAAGAAATTCAGAGGAAACAAATAGTTCTGATCCACATAGCGAAATCCCAGTTGAGCTTGGATGATGAGACATACCGGCACATCCTGAAGGATAGGTACCGCGGCAAAAAATCATCGAAGGAGCTCTCGTATTCCCAGGCCGAGGATCTGATCAGGCATTTTAAGGGATTGGGGTGGAAGGGGAGAAAAAAAAGTCAGAAGTCAGAAGTCAGAAGTCAGAAGGGAAAAGAAAAGGAATCTGCCGCCAAATACGATAACCTTGGCACCCGACCCGGCATGGCGAGTCCGGGGATGCTCAGGAAGATCGAGGCGATCTGGGCGGAGGTGAGCTACTCGGCAGATCTGCCGAAGTCGCTCCGAAGCTTTCTATGGTCCAAATTTGCGGTGAGCGATATTATATGGCTGGATATGACTACGGCCAGGGCGGTGATTGAGAGTTTGAAATCTATGAAAAGAAGATTGTTAAAATAAAAGCCAACCATCGAAAAAAATATTTGATGTGCCATAGTAGCGGGTTTGCGGGGGAATTATTTTTTCATTTCCCCGCTTTTTTTGCATTTTTTTTCATGAAAAGGGCAACCGGTTGGTAGCCCCTGTATGTAATTTGCGGGGGGGCGGGGTCATTTTTACTTGACAAGCTATATTGTATATGCTATACTAGATCATAGAAATCAGGGAGCTGACCACTCCCGAAAATCACCCAGCCCCCAGGGTTAAGGGGAAGGAGAGGAAAAAGATGAGGAACCAAAAATACATAGTAATTGGTAGACACGATTGCGAAAGAAATTCCTGGCTCCCGGACGGAGACATCAGACACAAGGTCTCCGGCCACCGGACGGAGACGGCTGCCTGGGCAGCGGCAGAGAAAGCGCATTCTGAGCTGGGAGGTTGCGATGGGAGTGATTCTCTGACCAAGGTAATGATCAGAGCTCCAGAGGGATACGATCCGGATGAGTACGAGGATACCTATGATCATGATGGTATCCTCTATCTGGAGTGCGATTTTTGGGGAGGTCACAAAATTAGACATGATGGTTACGGACTCGTAGCAGTCCCGAAATAATCCAGGGGGGCTTCGGCCCCCACAAAAGGAGAAGGAAATGACAACAGGAACGGAAACGTACAAAACAGTTGAGTGCCCTTCATGCGGAGACACCTATTGTATTTTCGAAGAGGACACGGTTGAGTGCCCTTCGTGCGGGGGGGGGGGAAGGAGAGAAAAAAGATGAGGAAAATAACAATAACAAAACCTGACGGGATCGGGATACTGACTAAAGCAAAAGATGAAGAATGGGACATCTGTCTTAACGGACAGAGGCTCCCTCTCAACCTGCACTACACCACAGAGCAGGTCGAAAAAATTGTGGCCACTGCCAGGGCAGCAGGCCATAAAATAGAGATAATCACCTAGCCCCCAGGGTTAAGGGGAAGGAGAAAAAGATGGAAAAAGATTATTGCACGCAAAACAATGGGGATTGCGCTACCTGCTCATTGGTCAATTATGGGCTGGATTGTGCCAACAATCCGATCACCAGTTCGCGACCAAGGGGCAGCAAGCGCCAGAGGGCGCTTGCCCACTACAACGGCCACAAAGGACCGGCAACCATAGCGCATGTGGAACGCAACATTGAGAGTGCGTATCCGACGGCCTATGCTGAGCTTACTGGCGTACAGTACGGCAAGCTGATGTCTGTAGCCAACAACAGCTACCACGATGGTAGGGGGAGCACAGGAGCAGAGTTATCAGATGGACTCCTGATGATCTTAAGAGGGGGGTACCACTCTATCCCCGAGGCCGTGGCTCGCATGATCTCGGTGGTTTCCGAGCGGGTAACGACTTGGACGACCACAACCAAGACCTGTTTCCGCTGCGGGTGCAACGACAAATATGTGCTCCGGGACGGGGAGTATATCAGGATTGACCTATCTCGTGAGGACACGGACGAGCAACTTTATTACAAAGATGATGACTATACCTCGGTAGTTAGATACAACGGGGTTGAGATTGATAGAATTAATGGGGTTATTTAAAAGGGAGGTAAAAAGAAATGACAGAAAAAAAACTCAAGGCGGTCACGGTCAAGAACATCGACCCGGCCCTGTTCAAAAAGTTCAAGGCTGCCTGTGTCGAGAACGACACGGACATGAGGGCAGCCCTGATCCGCTTTATGGAGCAGTACGGGGCCGCCCAAAAAAATCCTTGACAACCCAAAAGTTATCTACTAAAATAAATAATTAAATTCAAAAAGCCATCCCTGATCAAGAAAAATGGGGTAGCTTTTTTTATGAATATCAAAATTTTCATCGCTCCAGATTGTCCTAAATGCATTTCAGCAAAAAAACTCGCAGAAGATCTTACCAGACAGCATCATACCGTAGAAAAATACGATATCAGCACCATTGAAGGCCTGGCCGAGGCGGCGTATTACAGCATACAGACAACTCCGTTTGTGGTCATAGAGAGACCTGATGACAATACTCTGACCCCGGACATTGAAGACGCCATTGAAGACGCCGGATTGTTAGGGGTGTGTTTGAGCATGGTAGGTGAAGAATGAAACCAGCATATCAAAAGATTTATGACCAAAACATGGCGGACTTCGGCCATTTGAAAGACGATCAGATCATGGGGCTGACTATCTACGCAGAGGCTAGAGGCGAGCCAAGAGAGGGCAAGATCGGTGTCGGATCAACTATCCTCGAACGCGTTGAGCACAGGGACTGGGATGGTAAAACCATCATGGAGGTGTGCTTGTGGCCCTATCAGTTTTCCTGCTACCTTCCGAGCGATCCAAACAGGGGTGGACTGCTAAATATTGCCCAGAATCCTCGCAACTTTTATCCTGGAGGCAAAACATTAAAGACGCTGAGAGACTGTGTTGATATTGCCAGATGGATGATAGCGGGGACGACCCCCAAAAATACAACGGCGTTGCAATATCTCAATCCGTTAACGGCTGCGAAGACTAAGGGAAAATGGCTGGCTGCCGGCATGAAGGTTGTGATGAAAATCGGCAATCATGAATGGTTTGCGTGATCAATAATAGCGGGCATACAACAGAGGGCTCAACAGAGGGCTTAAGCCCTCTGTTGTATGTAACAACGAGGAGGGGAAAATGGACAAAAAACTGTATCAATCAAAAACCGTATGGACAGGCATTGCCGGTCTCGTGACAACTGCCGGGGCATATTTCGCCGGAGAGATGACCCTGGCAACGGCAATTCAGACGGCGATAACGTGTTTGATAGGGATATTTTTAAGAAGCGGAATGGCGAAAGGGTAAAAATTAGAAGGTAGGGGCAAACCCTTGTGGTTGCCCTATTGGGTAAGGATAAACCTTACCCCTACCAAAGAAGGGGTAAAACATGTCTGTCGAACAGGTTGCGGTGCTAACTGCATTGGCGAGTCTGCTTGAGAAGATTGGGGGCTGGCCCCTCGGTCTGATTGTGTTTGTTGTTATTGTCGGCCCCTGGATATTGTCGGTATTTCTGGCGTGGATACAGCAGAAACGTATTGATGTTGTAGTAGAGATGTACAAAAACAACGTCAAGCTGCTGGAAAAGGATCAGGAGTTGTCATGCGATCTGAAAGACATTGTAATAATGAACACGACGGCGATGACCAGGCTGGTTGACAGGATTAATGGAATGAGAGCAGTGAGCAGTGAGCAGTAGGGGCAATCCCTTGTGGTTGCCCTGTGAATAAAGGGGGGTTAGAGATGAGCGAGAGACTGAGATTTCAGGGGCGGCTACTGGAAAAAGAGCAGGAAGCGAAGAGCCTGGAGCTCCGAATTCAAGGGTTGAGGGATTCAATCAGGGAGATACTGGATCCGTTCGAGAAAATTTCCGAGATCAATACCCCTGTGGCGTTTGAACAGATGACGGAACTGGTAGATCTCCATCTCCGGTATTCGCAGGCACTGGCAGAGATTAAGGCAATCAGGAAGGCGTTAGGAAGGTAGGCTGTGGTCTATTAGACCATTAGACTGTTAGCTAACAGCCTACAGCCTAATAGTCTACAGTCTGAGGTTTTAAATGGGCAAAGAGTATGATTTTGAGGTTAGAGAGCAAGCGGAGGATCTGTACGTAATCGGAGGGCAAACCTTTGAACAGGTTGCCAGGGAGACCGGCGTCTCTGTAACCCAGCTCAAAACCTGGGGCACAGCGGACGGCTGGCAGGAGCGGAAAAAAGAGTACCGCAGCTCGATAAAAAATATCAGATCAAATATGATGGTACTCAGAAAAGAATTGCTGCAAAAAGCGGTAAACAGCCTAAGCCCTTTGGATGTATTTGCCACGGCGAAACTTGAGCTTCTCGCCATGAAAGAGGATAAAAAGAAGGACCCGAGCATAACCGAAACAGATAAGCCGGCCATGTTTCTAGGGAATCTGGAATTCATTGCCGGCATCCTGAAAGACCACGACCCGGAAGGGTTGAAAATACTGGCAAGGAATTTTGATTTTTTGGTTGATGCGTTTAAACGTGGGAACGTAGAAACATGAGAAAAAGACCGAAATTATCAGAACGACAATTTGACATTTTCACGGATAAACTCCGTGATTGGATTCGGGCATCGGTATCGCCATTCGAGGATGACACTACGGAGAAGCAGACGGAGCGCAAGGAGCGCGGGGAGAGAGACAGGCTGTATTTTTTTCATACCTATTTGCCTCATTATTTCTTCGCCGAGTTCGAGACATTTCACGAGGAGTGGAGCGACCTGGCGGACATTGAAAACGACATAGTTCCTATCGGGGCGCCAAGGGAGCATGCCAAGTCCACGTTTTTTACGTTCGGTGTGCCGATCCACGACATTGCATATCAGATCAAACATTTCGTCATGATAATTTCCGACTCCAATGACCAGGCGACAGGGTTCACCTTGCCGATCAGAATCGAACTGGAGGAGAACCCGAGGCTGAAACATGATTTTGGGGACTTTCAGGGACGCCGCTGGCGGGACAATGATTTCACTACCGCGAACAATATACGGGTACTGGCAAGGGGTCGCGGAGAAAAGGTTCGTGGTCTGAAAAACATGCAGTACCGTCCTGACCGTGTGATTGTGGACGATCTCGAAAATGACAAAAATGTAAAAAATCCCAAGTTGGTGAAGGAAAGCATCGACTGGCTGCTCCAGGCGGTCCTGGGATCACTGGGAGATGGGTATTCTTTCCTCATGGTCGGCAACTTTTTTGCCCCGAGGTCTGTTTTGGCACAGCTCATCAATACGAAGGATGAGGAGACGGGAAAGCCCCTGTATTCGGGCAGGGTATACGATGCGATCGGGGAAGACGGACAGCCTCTGTGGCCTGCGCTATGGCCTATTGAGCGCCTGGAAAGACGCAAACGGCAGATGGGTACTGTCCGATTCAACAAGGAAATGCGGAATAAAGTCGGGGCTGAGGAGAGCCCGATAAGGGAATCATGGATTATATATGTCCCCAGAATAGATATTCTGGTGCGGAAAACATGGCAGATATCCGCATTTCTGGACCCGTCCGGGAAGGGTACGGAAACGAGCGATTTTAAAGCGATTGTGGTTGTGGGCATGGATATTGAGACACGGCTGATGGACGTTTGTCATGCATGGATCAGGCACGCGACGGTCAACGAGATGTGGTCGCAGGTCTGGGGTATTGATGAGGAGTATCAATGCGGCATGGGCGTCGAGATAAATATGTTCGAGGATTTCCTGATTGATTCATATCAGAATTATGCAGAGAGGGCAGGAAGATTTGTCAACCTAAAAAAAGGGCGGCATTCTACGGAGAAGATCGCAAGGATAGTGAACAGGATATCCCCTCTGGTGGAATACGGCAGACTTCGGTTTGTCAGGGGGCACTCCGATCAGGATCTGCTTGTGGAGCAGATGATATATATCATGGACGCCAATGTCAACGATGACGGGCCCGATGCGCTGGAGGGGGCAATATCTCTACTGCAGGTTGCACCCGCGGTATCGTTGGGAGTTGACCCGGAGGTGAGGCAGACGATGTCCGGACATAGGAGGGGAATGCTGACGGGAATGGGTGGGATATTTGGAAGGTTTAAAAGACATGAAAATTAGGGAACGGATAGCGAGGTTTGTAGCGCCGGAATTGAGGAATGAGGCGGAGATCCGCAACATGGTGGCGGAAGAGGTTCAGCGTGCAAAAATGGCGCTGCCGATCACTGTAAATTACGACCCTAAAAACGAGGGGTATCGCAGGCTGTCAGACACACAGCAGAGACGAGATTTGCATCCCCTTGACCAATCACGAATGTTTGAAATTGCGTATTTCATGTTCGATTCTTCGGCCATGACAAAACGCCTGGCAAAGCTGGATAAAACATTTATCTTTGCCGAGCCGATAACCATAACCGCCGACGATGAAAAAGTGAAAGAGATAATAGACCGGTTCTGGACGAAAAATAAAATGGACATGCGTTTACCTGATCGGATTATGTGGCTGGGAATGCTTGGAGAGCAATGCTGGCCGGTGATTGTGAACCAGTACAATGGGGAGGTCAGTCTCAAATACGCAGACCCATCCCAAATAAAGGATGTATGGGTAAATCCTCTGGACGTCGAGGATATCATGATGGTTGACCTGCTCGGCACCTCAGGAATCGAAGGCAGAAGATTAAAAGCAATTCATGAGGACACAAACCCAGCATCCAGGACAATGGGGCTGTTAGTCGGAGACTGTTTTTTTTATTCGATTAATCATCCACTGAATTCTCCACGAGGAAGAAGCGATTTTCTCACTCTTTTTGATTGGATAGACAGCCTGGAACGCTACGGATACAACTATCTGGAGCGGGCTGAGTTTCTGTTGAATTTTATATGGGACGTTACCTTGAAAGGGATGAACGAGGATCAGGTCAGAAAATGGCTTCAGGATAACCCTGTGCCCCAACCTGGTTCGATGCGTGCACATAACGAGAATGTGGAATGGAATGCAGTTGCCCCTGACCTGAAAGCAACCGATTTCACAAGCGGGTTTGATATGGCAAAAGGCTATATCATGGGATCCGCCGGCAGACCATCTTCGTGGTTCGGTGAAGGCGGGAAGGCATATCAGACAGAGGCCGATCAATTCGGCCAGGTGCCGATCAAAGACCTGGACGAGCGGCAACTATACGTAAAATATATACTCCAGGAGATTATACAGTTCGTGGTCGATCAGGCTGTGATAGCAGGCAGATTGCCTGCGGAGAAAAGAGACGTCCCTGTAATAATAAATATGCCTGAGATCTCGAAAAAGGACACAGCAAAGATTACCAATGCAATCCCGCAGATAGCGACTGCGCTGACTATGGCGGAGAATTCAAAGTGGATCAGAAAAGAGACAGCGACGAAAATATTCGCTGCCGTGGCAGGGCAGATGGGGGTTGAGATAGACGTGGAGGCAGAGATCGAAGGGGCGGGAAAGATGCCGCCAGAAGACATGATAGACTACGATAAATTATAACAGCGGGCGTAGGGGCAAACCCTTGTGGTTGCCCTCTTGGGTAAGGGCAAGCCTTACCCCTACAAGCCCGCTGTTGTGAAGGATTGAAGGTTTGG